AACTGTTAAGGTTGGCGCGAACGCCATTGCTGAAATCCGTTCCTATTCGCTTGAGGAAACTGCTGACACCGCCGAAGATACTTCGATGGGCGACAGCTATCGCACGTTCAAAACAACTCTGAAGGCATGGACAGGATCGGTTGATGTGTTCTGGGATGAAACCGACACAAACGGTCAGGTTGCTCTTGCGGTTGGTTCTGAGGTGACTGCGAACTTCTTTCCAGAAGGCGCTTCGGCTGGTGTCTCTGAAAAATATTATACCGGAAGCGCAATCGTTACAGGTAAGACCGTAACAGGCAGCTTCGACGGTATGGTCGAATCCACAATCACGCTTCAAGGCACTGGTGCTTTGACGCTATCCACCTTGGCGTAAGGACTATTTAGATGGCAACGCATACTGGCTCTGAGGGAACTGTTAAGGTTGGATCAACCAACAGCATCCTTGAAATCCGCTCCTACTCGGTTGAAGAAACCGCTGACACTGCGGAAGACACTTCAATGGGTGATAGCTACCGCACCTTCAAAACCACGTTGAAGGCGTGGACGGGTTCGGTTGACGTATTTTGGGATGAAGCCGACAGCACTGGTCAAGGCGCTCTCGTCGTTGGCTCAGAAGTGACTGTTCGCTTCATGCCAGAGGGTTCAGCATCCGGTGACACCTACTTGACAGGTAACGCAATCGTAACTGGCAAAACTGTCACAGGCAGCTTTGACGGCATGGTCGAGTCAACAATCACTCTTCAAGGTACTGGTTCACTGAGTGCTGCTACGGTTTAACTTCAAAGGATATAGTTTATGAGTATTTCAAAGCGTATTGCAGAGCGTACATCGACTAAGCGTCATGTTGAAGTTGCGGAATGGGGTGATGACGGCAAGCCAGAGAAGGTCTATTACGGCCCTCTGCTTGCTGGTGAATTGAACCGCATCCAACGCAAGCACCCTAATTTTTTAAGTTCCACATCATTTGATGCAATGGTTGATTTGATCATTCTCAAAGCAGAAAACGGTCAAGGTGAAAAGTTATTTACGCTTGAGGACAAAGCTGTTTTGATGCGGGAAGAAGTTGGTGTTATATCGAATGTTGCTGCTGCATTTATGAGTGGCACTAGTGTCGAAGACGCGGAAAAAAACTAGCCAGCGATCCGTTCAGATTCAATTTACTGACCTTGGCGGATCGGTTGGGTAAAACCATCTCAGAGATTGAAGAAATCTCAATAGACGAGTATAACGAATGGGTCGCTTACTTTAAGCTGGACGCAGAGAGGCAGAAAAAGCGTGGCTCAGGATCAAAGAGTTGAGTTTCTATTCGCGGCTCAGGTTTCTGGGCAAGAGCAGCTTCAGAAGCTAATATCTTCTGTTGACTCTCTGCGCAAAGAGACTGAGCAACTCAAATCCGCTAATGCTGGTCTGGCCTCATCCACTGATGCTGTAGTCCGCAATGGTGTGCGTTACAATAGTGCGCTTGATGCGCAATCTAAAGCCCTGCGTCAAGCGCGGCAAGGCACTCAGCAGCTTGGTATGCAGATCAATGACTTTGCGACCAGCGTATCGACTGGCGCAAGCCCCATTCAAGCATTTAACCAGCAAATTGGTCAAGTGGGCTTTGCCATGTCCCAAATGGGTGGCATAGCTGGTACGATTGGTGGTTTTCTTGCCGGGCCTTTCGGTGCTGCCGTTGTTATAGGAACGATGGTCCTTGCGCCATTTATAGAAAGTCTATTTGATACAGGAGCCGCTGCTGAAGAAGCCAAGAAAAAGGCGGAGAATTTAAGTAAGATAGAAAGCGCATTTCGTCAAAGTACCCTAAAACTAATGGAATCACGATTGGCTCTGCAAGGGCCAATTGAGAAGAATGTTGAGGGTTATCGCAAACTGTATCTGGCATCACTTAATGCCGCTAACGCTGATTTAGCGTCAGCGCGGACGGCTGTTGTGGCAGCGCAGCAAAGAATAAAGGCTGCTCAAGTAGAAGCTGCCACCATAGAAAAGCTAAAATCTGGCTCTAGGGAAGGCAAAACAGGAGTTGCAAAATCTGGTTTGGCAGGGATTATTGGCTCTGTTGTAGGTTTTGGCCTTGACCTTTTTGGTTATGGCAAAGGCGTAAAGGCCGCTGAAGAAGAGAAAATGGTTGCCGATACGGCTGCTAATATAGCTGAAGCTGGTGTCAACGCTGCCCAAAAGATACTTAATGATTTTGAAGCCGATGCTGCAAGAGGGTTTAAAAAGCCTCTTACCGAAGCGCAGCAAAGGGCCGCTGGAAGAAGGGCCGCTGCTGAAGCAAAGAGGATTGCAAAAGAGGCAGAGGCTGAACGCCAAAAAGAATTAAAATCCATAGAGTCATTCATGGATAAAATCGGCAAGGTTGGTTTGAAGGAAATTCCTGCTTACCAGCGGCAAATTGCTGAATTGGAAAAAGACTTCATGGAACTGTCTGAGGCTGGGCAGAAGGCGACCATTGAGCCGTTTAAGGCCGCTGTGGAGTCGATTGAGATGAGCCAATATAGCGACATGCTAAAGGCTGATGTCAAAGAAGCTGAGGGTATGATTAAGGACATAGTTTCCAATTTTGATGAAGTACCCTTAAGCAAAGAGATGGGAGCAATCATTTCTAGGAACGAAGAGTTGAATGATTCGTTCAAGGCCATTGGCATGAGTGTCAGCAATGCCTTCAAGGGCATGTTGACAGGTGCGACATCGTTTAAAGACGCAATGAGTGGTATTATCAGCGCGGTGATCGACGAGTTGTTCCGTTTGTTTGTTGTCCAGCAGATTGTCGGCATGGTCAGCGGCGCAATTGGTGGTTTGACAGGCACTCCTGCGCCATCTGGAGGGGCTTTCGGCTCAAGCACTGGTAATTATCTACCGGGGATAGCTAGGGCTAGGGGCGGCTCTGTCGCAAAGAACAGCCCTTACATGGTCGGTGAGCAAGGTCCAGAGTTGTTCATCCCCGGCGGCAGCGGAACGATCATCCCTAATCGCAACCTGCCCAGCGGCGGTGGAAATAATATAAGCGTCAATGTCGATGCGCGTGGTGCTTCAGACCCAGCGGCTGTTCGCGCTCAGGTGCAGCAGGGCATCCTTGAAGCGGCCCCAGCAATTATCGCTGCGGCAGAGTCGCGCACGGTTGCAGGGCTTCGTAGGCCGCGCCTCGGTGGAGTTATGCAGTAATGGCAACAATATCCTTCCCTTCGTCCCCTAAGCCCAACGGCATGGCATGGCGCTTGGTCATGCCATCGCAGACCAATGTGTCGGAATGGACTGGTCGCCGCCAGACAATCGCATCTGGCCGTGGCTGGTGGGAGTGCCAACTGTCATTGCCGCCAATCGTGGGGACGCTGAATGTCAACGCATGGCGTTCGTTCATAGCTAAGAGCCGTGGTAAAGCTAACGACTTCCAAGTGCCTGTTGACCCAACGGCGCAGTCGGCATCAACAGCAACGCCACTGGTTAATGGCGCAGGGCAGACCGGACGCACGTTGAGTACTGATGGCTGGCCTACATCGACAACAGTGCTTGTTGCTGGCCAATTCGTCACCATCAACAACCAGCTTTTGCAGTTGACTGAGAACGTAACGTCGAACGGCTCCGGTGTCGCAACGCTGACTTTCGAGCCGCCGATCCGCACATCGCCAGCGGACAACGCATCCATCGAGTACAAGAACCCGTATTGCTTAATGTATATGGTAGAGGAGCCACCGCTTTCGGTTGAGAATGGCTATGTGTATAGCCTCTCGCTGAATCTTCGGGAGTCCTTTTAATGGTGGATGCAACCACCCAAGCGGCGCTTAATGCGCAGATCGTCAACTGGCGTGTGCTGATTTATGCCGACTTTGACGGCGATGTGTTGCGTGGGACCAGTGGCCTTTACGATAAGGTCATCTCAGGATCAGGTGACGCTGAGTTGGATGGCACATACGACAGCTTCAACCACGAACTGATCAACGTGTCGGCTGTGAAGCACAACGAGACAGGCTCAGACACGGTGTCAATCTCTTTGGGTGGTTTGATTGTCAACCTTGACTATCTGCAAGAGCGCGACGGTGACTATATTTTCACACGCGATGAAGAACTGATCCGCGTGCGTTCGTCCGACTTTCTCAACATCATTGGCGACAAGACCCGCTGGCAGGGCCGTATTGCTCGGCTGTGGTTCTATTGCGTTGACGAGAACGAAAACCAAGTCGGCTCCATCATCCCGTACTACACTGGCTACATGAACGAAGTTGGTATCACTGGTTCGGCAGACAGTCAGGTTGTAGCCTTGACGATTGAGAACTATCTGGTCAGCATCGCAGGGGCACAGAACAAGACTTATCTGATCCAGAACATATTTGATTCCGGCGACCTTAGCGGCGAGGCATCTATCTCTGCGGCCAACGGCATGGCAGCGGCAGGGTCTTATGGCTATGGCTCCGGAGGCGGCGGTTTTGAAGGCGGTGGTCGGGAGATGGAGCGATGAGAGTACCAGCTTGGGAAGACGCGCTAGCCAACTACATAGCGATAAAGCGCCATGAACCGTTTGAGTATGGCGTCAATGATTGCTGCTTGTTTGCGGCTGGCGCTGTGCTTCAGATTACAGGTGAAGACCCTATGCCTGAGTTCCGTGGCAAATACGATAGTCTCAAGGGTAGCCTAAAGGTCATCAAAGAGATCGGAGCAGGGACGCTGGAAGCAACGCTCGACGGGAAATTCCCAGAGGTTTCAATCGGCCACGCACAAAGAGGCGACTTGGCTTTCTTTGACGACTCTGTTGGTGTAGTGATGGGCGGCTTCGCCTATTTCGTTTCCGATGACGGCTTAGAGAAAATCCCACGCGCCATGTGGGACAAGTGCTGGAGTGTTGGCCGTGGGTAAGGTGATCAAAGGTGTTGTACTTGCTGGTGCTTTTATCGGCTTGGCTTTTGCCACTGGCGGCGCATCCATATTGGCCGCTGGCGCAACCGCAGCCGCTGGTAGTACAGTAATCGCAGGGGTTGCTTTTACGGCTGGCTTAGGCTCTATGTTTCTTGGAATGGCTGCTGCCGCCATTCTCACAGGTGTCAGTTCTCAATTCTTTGGTCCTAAAGCGCCTAAGACACAACTTTCTCGCCTAAACGTCAGCCTTGACCCAAGCACTCCGCGCAAGGCGGTGTTCGGCACTACGGCTATGCCTCTTGATCTGCGCTATCATGAATCCAGTGGCACGAACCAAGAATATGTCGATTACATTATATGCAACGCAGCGCATAAAGTGAAATCTATCGATGAGATTTGGTTTGAAGAGAAGCTCGCATGGTCAGCCAGCGGCGGCGTCACTGCGACATATTCTGGCTATCTGACGGTCACAACGCGCACCGAAGGTACGGACGCAAACTACATAAGCATCAACGGCGGTGGCAAATGGGGATCAACTCGTCGCCTGACAGGCTGCGCCTATTTGCATCTGCGTATCAAGCGCACAGGCAACACCAAGACGGCTGAAAGCCCATTGGTCGGTGGTCTACCCAGCCGTGTGACCGTGATCGGTGACGGCGCTGCACTTTACGACCCACGCAAAGATAGCACTGTTCCCGGTGGCTCAGGGTCGCACCGCGCCACAGATCAAACGACTTGGGGTTCCTATACGGACGCCGACGATACAGATAACCCTGCGCTTCAGTTGCTCTGGTGGCTTCTGGGCTGGAAGATTAACGGCAAGTTGTCCGTAGGCGCTGGCGTTCCTTACACCCGCATCGATATGGAGTCGTTCATCACGGCTGCAAACATCTGCGATGAGAGCGTGACCCTTGCGACAGGTGGCACGCAGAAACGCTATCGGACCAGCGGCACAGCGTCTGACGCTGATGATCGCATGGACATAATCAACAACTTCTTAATGTCGATGAACGCCACCCTTCGTGACAGCGGTGGCAAATTGACCCTGACTGTCATGAAGAACGATCTTGCGGACTATACTCTGCAACTGGACGAGGCGGACATGTTGGGCGAGTTCGATTGGCAGCAGACCCGTGGCTTGACTGAGAATTACAACATTGCCCGTGGCCGCTTCATCGACCCATCGCAGAACAGCCTTTACCAGCTTGTCGATTACCCAGAGGTAGGTTTCACATCGCCTGATGGCGTTGAGCGCGTGATGAGCGTTGACCTGTATTATGTCGAAGACGGACGCAGGGCGCAGCGGATCGCAAAGCAGATACTTCAGCGCAACCAGTATCGCGGTATGCTATCGGCTGTGTTTAACGCCAAGGCGCTCGGCTGTCAGGTCGGTGACGTTGTGCTTCTCAGCCTTGAGGCGCTCGGCTGGTCGAACAAGCCCTTCCGCGTGGTGAGCCAAGAAATTCGGTTTGACGGCCAAGTGCCGCTTGCACTGGTAGAAGAGAGCGCCGCTATCTATGCATGGGACCGTGATGACGTTGCCCCAGTGACGCCAACGGCTCCTACAATCTACAACCCACTCAATAGCCCGTTCATCCTTGGGATTGATGTGGCTGGCACAACGGCTGACTGGTCTGGGGTTATTGACGATAACGGCGACAAGCCAGAGGATAACGCTGACGTTACAGCCAACGCTGTGCCATCACTCGATCAGGTTGCCCCAGTGGCCTTCGCCGCTGACTATCTTGGTGTGCTGTCGGCTGGTCAGTTGCCCAAGACCATTTCCGTTATTCGTCGGCGCGGTGGCGTTGATGTATCTTCAAGCACTACTTGGAGCATCATATCGCAAACAGGTATCACTGGCACAGTGACCATTTCGTCTAGCGGCATTGTGACTATACCGACTGGTGCGACTATTGCTCTGTCAGCCACTATTGAAGTGCGCTCTGTGCGTGATGGTACGACTCTCGATGCTCGTATTGGCGTTACCCGTAATGACGCAGCGCCCCCAAGCACGGGATCGGGCGGCGGCACAACCGTTAGCGATTCCACCTTCAGTTCTGTAAGCGGAACCAGCTTTGTGGCTATCTCCGATTTGATGACGGTAAAGACGGGGACCAGTGGGCAAATACAGTTCTCAGCGGCCTTGACAACGACATGCACAGCGGCAACGCCAGCGATTACTGACCCCA